GACACGCGCTTGGCGCCATCGAGCACCTCGGTCCAGAGCGGCCCGCCCGGTGCCGTGCAATCGGCCGTGGTCACGTCGATCTCCTCGTTGTTGATGGTGAGCGTCTTCGTGGTCAGGGCGCAGAGCACCTCGAAGCTCGGCGTCTCCTCGCCGTTGCTCAGCTTGATCAGGAGCGTGGGCCCCTTCTGTTTTGCCATGATGGCCTCCTGTGAACGGAAGATGGGCTGCCGCCCGGGTCGCCTTGCCGAAGGGCGTTACGCGGCCACGCCGAGCGAGGCCTCGAAGGCCACCACCGCCGTGTAGATCTCGCCGTCGCGCGACCGGGTCACGACGGTGGTCAGGTAATCGCACCAGTCGAGCGTGAGCCCGGAAAGCCCGACCTCGACCCCGTCGAGCGCCACCCGCACCGCATGCGCGAGCGCCACCACCTGCTCGCGGCCGGCGGCGGTCTGCGACTGGCACTCGACGCTGAAGGCGATGTCGTCGTCGGTGTGGCAGCCGATGCGCAGCGCGGCCCCGTCGAGACGGCCGAGGTGGACATAGGGAAAGGCCACGTGTTCCTGCGGCTCGTCGTAGACCCCACCGGTGGCCAGAGCCGCGACCTCGGGATCGGCCCGCAGCGCCGCGATCAGCGCCGCCTGCAGGAGCGTCGCGGGCCCGTCAGCCATGGAAGCTCTCCTTCACCGCCTTGTTGATGGCCCGCCGGGCGCGGGACGAGCGGCGCTTGCGGGTCACCGAGAGCGCCGGGTTGACGAAGGGCCGCGGGCCGCGGTCGCCCTCGATCACCTTGGACTTGGGACCGAAGTCGAGCAGGTAGCTGCCGTCGGCGCGCCGCGCGCCGGTGATCTTGCCGCGCTCGTGGCCATCGCCCTCCACGTCGGCCCCCACCGGCACCAGGATCTTCGACACCCGCAGGATGTCCTCACCATTCTTCTGGTTGGCGTCGCTCATGGCCTGCGCCACGCGGTCCTTGAGCTTGTCGAGCTTGCGCCGGACACGGTCCGCACCTTCCACCGTCATGGCACTCTCCTCAGTTTGGTGGCCTGATCCATTCCTCGCAGAGCAGCACCAGCAGATCCGCGCGCTCGGGCGCTTGCGCCGGGGCGCTGCGGATCTTCCAGACGGCACCGCGTGCAACGATCCGGTCGGCCGCGGTGATCTCGCGCGCCGCAGGGCTGACGCGCAGCTGCACCGTCGCCCGGCGCGTGGCTTCGTTGCGGCCCGCCACCAGCGCCTCGATGCCCGGGTCCTCGTTCATGTCCGCCCAAAGCGTGAGCGGTGTGCCGGCGGTCAGTTCGAGATCGGCCCAGCCCACCACGCTGTTGCCGCCGGGCGTGTTGCCCGGCACCTTGCGCGGGATGGTGATGCGGTCGTTGAGCCGCCCGCCCGCCATCTCAGCACCCCGCCGAGATCTGCGGGCGCCGGTAGCGCGCCTGGCGGATGAGGCGCTGCACCCCGAAGGAGCCGCGCGGCGGCTCGATATCGCCCGAGATGGTGATGTCCGCCTCGCGCCATTCGCGGGTCAGTGCCACGATGGCGCGCCAGAGCCCGGGCGAGAGCGCCGCCCCCGCCTGCGCCTGGATCCGCAGCACCGCGCCGGCATCGCCCCGGCTGAGCCAACCCTCCGGCAGCAGCAGCTGCGGCTCGTCGTGGCCCTGCAGGAGCTGCACCCCGGTGATGTCTCGATCGACATAGGCGCCGCTCGCATCGGTGACCGCGATGGCCGTGACCGAGGTGACGGGTCGGCACGGGAACCACCAGCGCCGCCAGTCGTGGACCGGGTAGGTGAACTCGTAGAGGCCGGGCGCCGGCGGCACGTTGGTGGCAGTGGTGACGACATCCTGCGCCGCGCCGAGCAGCAGCTCGAGCGCGGGCGTCTCTTCGTCCGTCACCACCCCGTGCACCGCGGCGGCGAAGGCCTGGGCCGTCACCGCCAGCGGCAGGGGATCTTCCCCGATATAGCGCATACGCCCAGCCTGCCGTTACTTGCGCTTGCCCTGGGCGGGCGGTGCCCCGGGCTCGGACGGGGCGGCGGTCGCGGGCTCGGTGTTGGTATTGCCCCCCTCGACGCCGTCCTTGCCCTGCGGCTCGGCGGCATCCGCATCCGGCTGCACCTCGGTCGCCGAGGCCGGAACCGGTGCGTTCGGATCGCGCGCGATCCCCGCCTCGATCAGCGTCTGCGCGTGATCGTCGGCGAAGCCCGCGGTCTCGCCCCTCTGGTACATGAGGTGCGGCCGGGTGAAGATCACCACCTTCATTGCGGCAGGCGGTCCATGCCGCCGCAAATCAGCAGCGCCGAGAGCGCGGCGGTGTCGGTGTCCGCGGCGCTGAGATCGGGCGTGTAGCTCACCCGCACGTAGCGACCGCCCGCGCGGAGCTTCACGTCGAGCTCGAGACAGCCGGTGACAGTGCCGCCGCCCGCGGGCCCGGTCGCGGCCACCACGGTGCCGGTCACCAGCGTCGCCGCGTCCGCAAGGTCTGCGGCCTCGCCCTCCTGCACCGTGTAGGTGACCGAGAGGGTCTCGCCCGCCGCCAGCGTGGCGGTGAAGGGGATGGCGAGCAGCCCCGACTGCGGCATGCCGATGGCGGCGCGATCAAGGATCACGCCGGGCACGGCGGTGTTGTCGCCCGCGCCGCCGGCGGTCAGCGCGGCGTTGCCGGCGGCGCGCAGGGCTTTGATGAGCGCGCCGATGTCTTTCATCTGGATCATGGGAAGTCTCCTTTGGGAAAGCGGGCTCAGTCGGCCCAGGTGACGCCGGTCAGCACGGCGACGGCCGGCAGGTGCCGCAGACCGAGGTCGTGCTGCATGATCATCCGCATCAGCGTCTCTCTTCGCCCACCTCGGCCCGGCCCACCGCCATGATCGCGGCCACCGCCGGGTCGATCCGGCCGGTGGCCTTCTTCTTGTTGGGCTTCACGTTCTCGGCCGCGTCCTGGTCGAGCACCACGTTGCCCACCGCCCAGGCGAGCAGCGGGTTGCCGCCGTGGCGCAGCCGGTTCTGGATCACAGCCCGCTCGAAGCGCTTGGTGGCGGGCGACATGCTGGCGTAGCCTTGCCCGAACTCGAGGAGCGGGAAGCGCAGCTTGTCGAGCTCGGTGGCCACGTGCTTCATGCCCCAGCGGTCATAGGCCACCTCCTGCAGGTCGAAGCGCTCTCGCAGCCATTTCATGCGCTCGATCACCTGGTCCTCGTCGATCACCCCGCCCCGGTGCACCTCGAGCCAGCCATCGTCGCGCCAGGTCACGTAGTCGCGGTTCTCGGACTGCGCGCGTGCCACGAAGCCCTTCGGCCCCTCGGCGATGAAGGCGTAGGCCAGCAGGCAGATCACCCCCTCGACCGGCACCGCCACCACGATCGACGTGAGGTCGGTGGTGCGGCTGAGGTCGATCCCCACCCAGGCCTTGCGCCCGTAGAGGCCTGCCGGATCGAAGGGCGCGGTCGCCAGCCCCCGGTCCCAGACGTCGCGGCCGATCCAGCTCTGCGCGCCCTCGGTCCAGAGGTTGAGGTGCAGCCGGCGGAAGTTCGGCATCTTGCCGCGGATCGCCTGTGCCTCGTCGTGGATGCGCCGAAAGTCGGCTTCGGTAAAGGCCACTCCGAGGTTGGGATTGGCCATCGCCCAGGTCAGCGGGTCCGAGGGGTCGGCATCCTCGGGCGGCTCGGCCACGAAACCGAAGAAGGCGTCATCGCGCACGTCGCCGCGCAGCACCCGCTCGGCATAGGTGCGGATCTCGCCGCAGAGGCTGGCGCGATCGGCGCCGGCGGTGGTGATCGCCCAGTCGATCGGCTGGGCGCGGGCGATCATCGAGTTGGTGACCACGTCGGCGAGCTCCCTGTCGGTCCAGCGGTGCACCTCGTCGCGGGCGGCGAAGTGTGGGTTGATGCCGTCGGCGCTGTTGCCGTCGCGGCTCAGCGCCGCGATGTAGCCGTTGGTGCGCGGCGACTGGATCTGCGTCTTGAAGACATCGAGCAGCGAGCTCAGCGCCGGCGAGCCGCGGATCATCCGCTTGATCTCGTTGAAGAGCAGCCCCGCCTGATCCCGCGTCGTCGCCGCGCAATAGCCCTGGGGTGCGCCCTCCCCGTCGAAGAGCTGGGTGAAGAGCATCGGCACCGCGGTGTCCGTGGTCTTGCCGTTCTTCTTCGCCACCTGGTGGTAGGTCGAGCGGAACCGGCGCAGCCCGGTCTCGGCGTGCTTCCAGCCAAACACGGACCCATGCCGGAACACCTGCCAGGGCTGCAGCACCAGCTCGGCGCCCGCCATCGGGCCCGTCGTGTGGCGCAGGACCTTGGCGAAGCGGATCACCATGTCGGCAGCCTCGGGATCGAAGACCAGGCCGCGATCCGCGCCGGTCTCGAGATCCATAAGGTGCCGCTCGCAGGCCATGCGCACCAGCGGTCCCGCCACGACCTCGCCTTCGATCACGTCGAGCGCATAGCGGCTCACGGGGTGGTCAATTGCCTCCACGGATCCCGCGCAGGAGCTCCTCGAAGAGATCCCCCTGTCCCCCGGTCGCCAGCCGCGCGTCATCGACTGGCGACAGCCCGAAGAGCGCGCCGAGCTGGCGCATGTTGGCCAGCGCATCCTGCCGCGCCTGCCAGTTCGCCGTCTTCTTCTGCTGCACCCCGTTGCGTGTCTTGACCGTGTAGGTGCGCCCCTCGAGCACGATGTTGCTGGTGAGCTCGATCACGTCCGAGGCCGACTCGCAGTAGGCCACGAACATGTGCTCGTAATGCGGCTTCAGCCGGTCCATGCGCACCAGCTCCGGCGCCAGCTCCTGCCAGACCTTCTTGGCGCCGTCGGACATCAGGTCGTGCGGCTCGGGCACCGGCTTCGGGGCATCGCCGCGCATGGGCACGACATTGTCGAGGGTCGGCTTGCGTCCCTTCATGACCAATCTCCTGTCCTGCTCAAGGTGGGCTTTTTTGCTCAATTCCGCCGGTGCGAAAAGAAAGGTTGGGGCGTCGGTTTGCGCCGTCCGGCCGGGATTTTTGACCTACCCCCGGTCCCCGTGCCAGACCTCGCGCGCCGTCTTCCGGCTGTGGCACCGGTGGCAGAGCGCCTGCCAGTTCGACCGGTCCCAGAACAGGCCTCGGTCGCCCTTGTGCGGCACCACGTGGTCGACATCCGTCGCGGGCTCGACCACGCCCAGCTCGCCGCAATCGACGCAGAGCGGATGCCGGTCGAGGAACCGCCGCGCCGCCACCTTCCAGCGCGGATCGGCATAGAGCGCCCGCGCAGCCGCCGCGTGCGGCGTGGCCTGCGCCGCCGCCTTCTGCGCCGCCCGCCTGCCATCCTGCTCCGCCTGATGAACCGCGCAGCGCGGCCTGCCTGGCAGTGCAATCTCCTCGCAGCCAGGGGCGGTGCAGAGCTTACGCATCGTGGTGCTCCCCTTGAGCTGACGCAGCGTGAGCGGGATCTGGCGCAACCGCCTGGAGATCGCCCGCGACCGCTTGCACGATCCCAAAAGCGTGACCAAATACCTGCCGCGCAAGCATTTTGCCTATTGCCGCCAGCCTGACAATGCAGTCAACCCGCCAGCGAAGCAGACCCACTGGAGGCTCACATGTCCGACGAATGGACCAACACTCAGATCCTCGAATGCAGCTCTGACAACGGTGAGATGCTCACCGTGTTCAGGCAGAGCAACGGCACCAATCAACGCTACGTGCTCGGGAACGGCCAGACCGTCGAGTACAACACCGACGGCACCTTTACGGTCCCGGGCAGCGAGACCAACCTCAGCATCCTGAGTTTCTGAAACAAGACGCGC